AATAAGATTGATGCGTATATCCGACAGGTGACCAACCAGCAGCGCCAACAGCGCCCACGCATCAAGGTTCACCCCGTTAACAACCTCGCTGATTACAAGATCGCACAAGTTATTGAGGGCATCACCCGCCACATTGAGGTCAATTCCAGCGCCGACACCGCTTACGACACCGCCTTTGATTACGCCGTGCGTATGGGCTGGGGTTACTGGCGCATCAACTACAAGTATGTTCGGGAAGATTCATTCGATCAAGAAATCTATATTGATGCCGTTGAAAACCCTTTTACTGTCTATTTTGACCCCAACAGCGTCAGGCCAGATGGTTCGGATGCCGAGCGATGCCTGATCACCACCGTTCTGGACAAAAAGATTTTTAGGGAAATGTATCCAGGTGCAAACGATGGGGCTAACTTCCAGCAACGCAGCACAGGGGATGACACCTCTGCATGGGTGACCAAAGAGGATATTCGCATTGCTGAGTATTTTTACATTGAGCGTGAACGTGCCAAGCTGTATTTGCTGAGTGATGGCACAACGTCTTTTGGGGACAGCGCCAACTTTTTTGCACGGGTTGAGGCCGCAGGGTTGACTGTGGTTGATGAGCGGGACTCATTCCGCAAGGCCGTTAAATGGGTCAAGATGACCGCAATGGAAGTGCTAGAGGAAAAGACCTGGGCGGGAAAATATATCCCTGTTGTGCCTTGCTATGGCGCACAGGTAATTGTGGATGACAAGCGCAAGAAATACGGTCTGGTGCGGTTTGCCAAAGACCCCCAGCGTATGTACAACTTCTGGCGCACCAGCATGACCGAATCGGTGGCGCTTGCACCCAAGGCCAAATGGTTGCTGGCAGAGGGACAAGACGAGGGCCACGAAAACGAATGGGCAATGGCTAACATCAAGTCAATGCCTGTCTTGCGGTACAAGCAAAAAGACATTGAAGGTGTACCAGCCCCAGCACCCCAGCGACTGCAACCCGAGCCGCCACCCGCAGGGATTATGGAAGCGGCAGGGGCAATTTCTGCTGATTTGCAGATGGTGCTGGGCATCATGGATCCCAATCAATTGCCAAGCGGGAATATCTCAGGCAAAGCATTGCAGGGCCAACAGAATCAGGTTGATCTGTCTAATTTCCATTTTTACGACAATTTGACCCGTTCCATTGCTCAAACTGGGCGCATCATTCTTGACTTGATACCCAAGATTTACGACACCCAGCGAGTGATGCGGATTATTGGGTCGGATGGTCAGCCCGACATGACCACCATCAACGAGGCCAACGAGATTGGCGAGGTTCTAAACGATGTGACCGTTGGCGAATACGATGTGGTGATGGACACAGGCCCAGGATTCCAGACCAAGCGCCAGCAAGCGGTTGAATCCATGATGCCTTTGCTGACAAGCAATCAGGAATTGTTCAATATTGCGGGGGACTTGGTATTCAGAAACATGGACTTCCCAGGCGCTGATGTAATCGCTGACCGCCTTGCCGCCATGAATCCGATGGCAAACATTGACGAAAAGTCAGACATACCGCCAGAAGCCCAGATGCGCTTGGCCCAATCTGAGCAGATGATTCAGCAGTTGCAACAGCAATTGCAAGCGGCTGGGTTGGAGATCAACAATAGGGCGCAAGTGGCCCAGATCAAAGAAGAAGGCGCAACTAGACGCAAACTGATGGATGTGACCGCACGGGCGCACAACACCGAAACAATGGCAGAGGTTCGGGTTAATGACCAGAATACCCGCAGCATCACCAGCCAAAATAAGACAGAAATTGATGCCTTGGTCAAAATCCTGTTGGCAAGAATGTCACCTGATCAGTTGATGGGCGAGATTGAGCGATTGAATGCCGAGCAGTTCCAATATGCCAATATTGCTGCCCAAGATATTAGCCAAGGTGGAAGTCCCTTTATTCAACAAATGCCGCAGTAATTGACATTGACATGATTTCGGGTAATATCGCCCAAACCTTACCAGTTGGGTCAACTGGGTAAATTCTTGGAGTAATCCATGTCTGAAGTGCAAGAAGCACCAAAAGTTGCCGCTAACGTGGTGACAAGTGAGAATTTAGCTGAGTTCAACGCCAAGAAGATGGGTTTAGCTGACAGAGCGCCTGTTGAGGCTGTGGTTGAGAAAACTCCCACAGAGCCGACAGAAACGCAAAGCCAGAGTGAGCCGCTTGGGGAAGATGAAGCGACAGCGACAGAGGAAAGAAAACGCAATCCAAAGCTGGAATTGAGGTTTGAAAAGATAACCAAGCAACGCGAAGAAGCAAGGCAAGAAGCCAAGCGGGAACGGGAAGCGCGGGAATCTTTGGAGGCCAAAATTAGGGAATTAGAAGGTCGGGCCAAGCCGCAAGCGGAAACCCAACCAACTAATGAACCCAAGCCAGAGAATTTCTCCGATATGTATGAATACGCCAAGGCGTTGACAGATTATCGGGTTGAACAGAGGATGGGCGAGGAAAAGCAGAAGGAAGCACAGGCTAAACAGCAAGCCGAACGGGAAAAGGTCATTAGTGCCTGGACTGATCGGGTCAAAGCTGCCAAGTCTGAAATGCCTGATTTTGATGACATGGTTGGGTCTGCTGACGTTGTTGTGAGCAACGAAGTGCGGGACGCAATCTTTGAATCAGATGTGGGGCCGCGAATTCTGTATCACCTTGCCGAAAATCCCGAGTTTGCAGAGAAACTCTCAGGCATGACGGTGGCATCGGCTTTGAGAAGCATTGGAAAGCTAGAGGCCCAGTTTGAAAAGACTGAGCCAACATCTAAGACTGTTGTTGGGAAAAGTAAAGCGCCAGCGCCGATTAACCCAATCAGATCGGCGGCAAACGGCAGAGATGTGCCCCTTACCAGCGATGGTAAATTTGAGGGGTCATATCAAGCCTACAAAGCCGCACGAATGGCAGGGCGAATCCGCTAAATCAATCTTTTTTTAAGGAAATGAAATGAGCAACAATCTGCTTACCATTTCCATGATCACCAACGAAGCGTTGATGGTTTTGGAAAACGAATTGACCTTCTCCAGCGAGGTTGACCGCAATTATGACGATCAATTTGCCGTTAGCGGCGCAAAGATCGGTAACACCCTTAACGTTCGCCGTCCTGGTCGTTTCATCGGAACTACTGGCCCAGCATTGAACGTTGAGGACTTCAACGAGACTTCTGTGCCTGTCACTTTGACCACACAGTTCCACGTTGATACCCAGTTCACCACGCAAGATTTGGCCTTGTCATTGGATATGTTCTCTGACCGAGTGCTAAAACCCGCTGTGGCTGCTGTTGCCAACAAGATCGACTTTGACGGTCTGACGATGGCAAAGAACAACACCGCCAACATCGTTGGTACGGCTGGAACGCCTCCCACCAGTTTGCTCACCTACTTGACCGCTGGTGCGTATCTGGACAGCGAGGGCGCACCCCGTGATGGTCGCCGTTCTTGCATTGTTGAGCCTTTCACGGGCGCAACCATTGTGGACAGCCTCAAAGGTCTGTTTGTCCCATCCGATGTGATTGGCAAGCAATACCAAAAAGGCATGATGGGCCGTGACAGCGCTGGTATGAACTGGAAGATGGACCAAAACGTTGTGAACCAAACCTTTGGTTCTTACAGCGGTTACACCCTCGCCACCAACACCACCAGCATCGGCATCAGCACGGGTTGGGCACAAACCAGTAGCGTCACTTTGGTGGCATCTACTGCTTTGACCTTGAACCAGGGCGACACCATCCAGATTGCTGGCGTGTACGCTGTCAACCCCCAAAACCGTAGCGCATACGGTTCGGGCAAGTTGCGTAGCTTTGTCGTGACCTCGACCACCGCTGTGGCTACTGGCGGCGGTACTGCCGTGACCGTTTCTCCTGCCATCATCACTGGTGGTCAGTTCCAGAACGTCACCATTACCACCACCAGCAGTTCCGCAGTTGTGACCCCGTTCAACAACACAGGTACTGTGTCGCCCCAAAACATCGTGATGCATAAAAACGCATTCACCTTGGCTACGGCTGACTTGGAACTGCCGGATGGCGTTGTGTTTGCTGGTCGCGCAAGCGATAAGGAACTGGGCTTATCAATGCGTGTCGTGCGTCAGTACACCATCAACAACGATTCGATTCCGACTCGCGTTGATGTGCTTTACGGCTGGGCCCCTTTGTACCCTGAACTCGCTTGCCGAGTTGCAGCTTAATTAACATTGAAAGGACTAAATCATGTCTAATCCAGGCGCAGCAAGCACCACCACCAACCATCCCAGTAACTTGGCAACCAATCAGGCATTGCGCTTGATTGCCTCTGCCCAAGGCGTGAACATGAACGCTGTTGCTGACACTATCGCCCCCATCTTGGTGGCTGGTAACGTCAGCGTTCAGAGCATCATTGTTGCCAACGCAAGCACCAGCTTGACCACGGCACAACTTGCCGTGTACACAGGCCCAGGCGCTACTGGTACAGCAGTCAAATCAGCATATGCGTTGTCGGGTAATAACTCGACCACCGCAGTTGTTGTGACCGCCGCAACCTCAACCGCATCGATTACGGGCACACCCCTGTATATTCGTTGCACCACCGCCCAAGGCGCTGCCGCAACCGCAGATGTATTTATCTACGGTTACGACCTGACGTTCCTGCCTTAAAACGGCATGGACTAAGTGAAAGAGCCGCCCTC